GTTTTGTGTTATCGTGCCAACTCTTTAACGGAGGGTCTTATGGATAACGTGATTGAAGTGGAGAAGGGTATTGCAATACCGGAAGCTAGGACTAAGGCTAAAGGTGGGGTGTATCCGTATGCCCAGATGCAAGTGGGAGATAGCTTCCTGGTGAATGAAGATAGGAATAACTTGCTTATCTATGTATGCAATAAGAACAGGAAAGCAGCTAAAGCCTATAACACCAAGTACACTGCCAAGCGGGTGGAGGGTGGAGTGAGGGTTTGGAGAGTGGCGTGATTGCTGATTGCAGGAATTGCTATCACAGTGAGCCTATTCCGTTTAGTGAGGGGGTGTACTGCAACCTGCTCAATGCGTTCCCGGTGAGGGTGTGTTCGGACTATGAGGGGGAGGCTAAGAATGTCAAACCTGAGTCAGAAGTTCGTGGTACAGGAGCTGATTAAGTACTACGAATACTGGAAGGGGGATGATGTTTACCAGATGCGTTTGAAGCAGTGGTGGGAACAGGCCCAGCAAGACCCTAAAGACCCCTATAGGGGTGCATACCGAGAGGCGTTACGGCAATGTCGATGACAGCAGCAGTATTGGTTCCTACGCTGGGCAGGAAGGAATTAGCCCAGTGCATCTCCAGTTTGCAGGCCCAGACCTATCCGGTGCAGATTTACCTGTCTACGGACGGGGTGATGACCTACGATCAGTTCATGGGCTTGGTCTACACCTACCAGTCAGAGAACGTGCATCTGGCCTACTGGCCTGGAAAGATCGGTGGCAAGGGATTGGAAGGTCGGCGTTTGCTGGCAGCGGGTGCGCCCCTCATCAATGAGGATGTCCTGTTCATGCTCCAGGATGATGATTGGTTCAAACCCAACCATGTCGAGTCCCTGATGGCAATTATTGAGCAGGGTTACGACTGGGCCTACAGTCTGATGTCGGTCTATGACAAGGATGGGGCTTTCCTCTTTGATGACATCTGCGAGTGTCTGGGCGAGGAGCATCCGTCCTGGAACAACGGCAAGACCTTTGCCCCTACAGGCTCGGTTGCGATGCGAACAGAGTGCTACCGGACAGTGGCGCAGGCTTACAACTCCCGTGACTGGGGGCCGGACAGATTGGCCTATGACCTTGCCAAGCATTACTTTCCCAAGTTCAAGGGCAGCAAGCTACACACCAATTGCTTCCGGCTGGGCGGCAATGAGACTTCCAGCGGCAAGGAATTCTTTGAAGAAGGAAACGCCATCATGCGCGACAAGTACGGTGACATCATGCCCTGGCAGGCCGCATGAAATTCAACCTCAAGCAGTTCTATGCCTTTTGCTCCCAGCTAAAGATTGAAACCAAGGAGCAGGGGCTGCGGCGTATGGACACGCTGCTGGGCACACAGACCTATGTCATGGATGAGATTGCCAAGGGTCTGGATGAGGACATCCATATGTTCGTCATCCTCAAGGGCCGACAGCTTGGCATCACCACCATCAGCCTCGCCCTCGATCTGTACTGGCAATTCATCCACCCTGGCTGGCAAGGTACGCTGGTGTCTGACACCGAGGAAAACCGGGATATGTTCCGGTCTACCCTTGCCATGTACATGGATGGGCTACCCAAGGAGTACAAGATTCCCTTGGTGGCCCACAACCGTAACCAGATGGTGCTAAAGAACCGTTCCCGTATCTTCTACCAGATTGCCGGCAATAAGAGCCGTCTGGGTCAGGGTAAGGCCATCACCTACCTGCACGGCACGGAGACTGCCTCTTGGGGCAATGAGGAGGGCCTAGCCTCCCTGATAGCGTCTTTGGCTGAAACAAACCCTGAACGGCTTTATATGTTCGAGAGCACCGCCCAGGGTTTCAATATGTTCCACGATATGTACGTCACTGCCAAACGCGCTAAGACGCAACGGGCAATCTTCTGCGGCTGGTGGCGTAACCAGTTCTACTCCCTGGGAGCCGACACCCAGACCTACAAAGTCTACTGGGATGGCAAGCTGACTCCGGAAGAACGGGAGTGGACACGCGAGATCAATTCCCGTCAGATGGCCTGGTGGCGCTGGAAGCTGCATGAAGGCATCAAGGACGATGCGCTGATGTATCAGGAATTCCCGCCCACCGAGGACTATGCCTTCGTGATGACCGGCACTTCCTACTTCAGCAACGCCCGGTGTACGGACGCGATGAAGAATGCCAAGAAGCTGCTGCCGGACTACTACCGCTACAGCATGGGTGCAAACTTCACCGACACCGAGTGCATGAAGTCTACCGAGCGCCTTGCCAGCTTGAAGGTCTGGGAGGAGCCAGTTGACTCTGCCTACTACGTCATCGGTGCTGACCCGGCCTACGGTTCGTCCGATTGGGCTGACCGCTTCTGCATCCAGGTCTACCGCGCCTACGCTGACGGCCTAGAGCAGGTGCTGGAATTTGCTACCAGCGAAATGAACACCTACCAGTTTGCCTGGGCCATCGCTCACATTGCTGGCGCTTACAAAAACTCCACTCTCAACCTCGAAATCAATGGGCCAGGGCAGGCGGTCATCAATGAATTAAGAAACCTTAAGAGGCAAGCGTCCATGCTGGAAGGTCAGCGAGGCCGTGACCTGATGGATGTTCTGTCGCACATGACTAACTACCTCTGGCGGCGCAACGACAACATGGGCGGCATTAGCAACAGCATTGGCTGGCAGACTACAAGCCAGACCAAGGAACGGATGCTGTCCTACATGAAGGACTACTTTGAGCGCGGCATGATGGAAGTCCTGTCCATCGACACCATCGAGGAAATGAAAACCATCATCCGTGACGGCGCAAGCATTGAGGCTTCCGGCAGGAACAAGGATGACCGGGTGATTGCCTCGGCGCTAGCCTGCGCTGCCTTTGCCGAGCAGGTGCAACCCCGCCTCATCCAGATGCGTTTGACCCGTGACCGTTCCAAGAAGCTAGAACCCAAGCAGGACAACGGCGCAATCGGTGACATCAGCCAGCGAACCGTAGGTGACTACTTGAAAAGGATAGGTTTTCAATGAACCAGGATAAGTTTACAAAGTATCAGGATTTTGTTTACAACACGATCTATTCGGAACCCGATACCCCCAACTTCCATACCCCGTTGATTCAACAGGCCATCGACACCTTTGTGCCTGCCATGAAGCTGGAGTACACCAGCGCCATCCTAGACGTTGGTTGCGGTCAGGGTGCGTTCATGCAGGAAATGGCGCAGAGAGGCTTTCTGAAGCAGTGTGGCATCACCTACAGCCTGGAGGACGTTGCTGCCTGCGAAGCCAAGGGTTTCCCCGCCATGCGGGAAGATTTCTCTGACCTGTCCGTGCTTGACTCGTCCATTGATCTGGTCTGGTGCAGACACGCCCTGGAACACAGCCCCTACCCGCTGTTCACCTTGATTGAATTTAATCGGGCGCTCAAAGACGGCGGCTTTCTGTACGTCGAAGTTCCTGCGCCTAACTGCGACCGGGTACATGAAGGCAATCCCAACCATTTTTCTATCCTTGGGGATCGGATGTGGGTCAACCTGTTCACCCGTGCTGGCTTTGCCCTTAAAGATTACCGTCAAGTCGTGTTTGACTTGCAGGCAGAGGGAAAAACCATGAGGGAAACCTTCTACTGCTTTGTTTTGCAAAAGGAAAAGACCTTGCCATGCAACCAGTCATCCCCCGTCAAGAGTTAAAACGAACCATCAAACGGTTCTTGGCAGACCGGAATCGGGGTATCAGCATCCCCCTGTTTGCCGATCTGTGCGGCGTATCCGTGGCTATCCTGCGCCTGGTGTTCATCCGTGAGGAAGAACCCCTCACCGAGTACATCCAGCGCCGGGTTTCCAAGGGGTATCAGTCCTGGCTGCGGGGCGAAGTGGCGGTAATGATGAACCGTGACCAGACCCGATTCGTCCAATATCGCAAGGAACCCAAGCCCAGAGTGGCCCGTTCTATGGGTTTAGAGGTGCAAAACGGGCAAATAAAGCTGAAAATTGGCCTTAAAAACAAGGCTGACTACTCTAATCTTGATATTGATGAACAATTAAGGAGATAACGATGCCACGCATACTGCATGACTATAAATGCCCGGAACACGGCTACTTTGAGGCGTATGCCGCTATTTGCCCGGAAGGATGCGAGGAGGGCGTGATGATTGTCCACCTGCAAGCCCCCGGATTTATGAGCGACAAGACCAAAGGCAGCGACAAGAACCTGAAACAGCTTGCCATGGACTTCAACATGACCAACATCAAGTCCACGCGAGAGGGTGACAGCCAGGCCGGGTACTACACCCGCCAAAATGCCGAGGTTCCTCCAGAGGTTGCTGCGGCGCAACAGGTGCAAGAGGGTCGGCCTGGGGATGCGGCGATCTGGGGTGGCGGCATGAAGGGGCTAAATATGCAGTCCATCCTGTCAGGAAAGGCCGTACAATCCATCAAAGGCGAACCAGTGGGCATGAACCCCAAGGATGCGGGGAACTTGACAGGCCCACGCGCTGCGAGTTATACAGCCGACCATGAGAACCTGGCGATCAAGAAATAATGCGGATACCTAGCAAAGCACTTGAGAGGGAAGCGTTCTATCTGGACATCATGGCGAAGTGCCTGGTGTCCCGCGATGAACGCAAGCCCGACTATACGAACCTGCGCTCGTATTATTTGTTTGGCGCAGGCCCGGATGATGTGCCTGCTATCTACAACAAAATCTATCCGCACCTTGACCAGCTAACCTCGTTCCTCTACTCGGCAGAGACAACGCGCTTCAGTATCAACCTGGGCGCGTCTGTCCCCAGTCAGGAACATCGCAAGATTCCCGTGCTGACCCAGGCGCTCAATGATGAGTGGCTCAACAGCAACTGCGACCAAGTATTCAGCACCGCGCTCACTTGGTCACTGGTCTACAACTCGACCTTCATCAAGCTGATCTACAACAATGGCATCCACCCGTACATGGTGGAGCCGGGCGCGATGGGTGTGCTGCGCGAAGATTCGCCCTACCTCGACCGACAAGAGGCGCTAGTACAGACGTACTACATTACCAAGTCGGAACTGATGGCGCGTCTGTACAGTCACCCCAAGCGCGACGAAATTCTCAAGCGCATCACTGCCAGCTACAACGCGCCGATCTCGGATGTCCCGAACGGCGTAGACCGCATCGTGCTGTCCAGCAGCAATCCCACCATGATGGGTAACATCAACCTTGATCTGTACGGTTACAACCGCTACAAGGCTTCGGTTGCCGAGGACACCGTGGAGATGCGCGAACTGTGGTTGTGGAACGACGAAACCATGGACTACCAAGTAATCACCATGGCAAACCCGGATACCGTGATCTATGACCGTCCCGGCGCATCCGTGTTCCTGAAAGGCGAACTGCCTTTCATTCAGATTTGCCCGAATGCTCAGTACGATTATTTCTGGGGTCAGTCCGAGTGCCAGCGGCTCATCAATTTGCAGCTACTGCGTAACAACCGGATGAACGAGATTCTGGACTTGCTGTCCAAGCAGGTTGCCCCGCCGACCGCCCTGATGGGCTTCTCCGGCATCCTGGATGAAAAGAACTTTGCGCTCAACCGTGCTGGCGGCTTGCTGTCCACGGATATGCCCAATGCCAAGGTTGAGAAGTTAGCGCCCACTATCCCGCCAGACCTGTATGAGTCTATCCGCGAGGTAGACCGGATGTTTGAAGAAGCCTCCGGTATTGGCAACGTCTTACAGGGCAAGGGTGAATCGGGAGTCCGGTCTGCCGGACACGCTAGCCAGCTTGCCCGCCTAGGTTCCAGCCGCGCCAAGAAACGCGCCCTCGTAGTCGAGGATGCGCTGGAAAAGGTAGCCACGCTGTACCTGAAGCTGATGCAAGCATACGATGGTACGCACTTCAAGGACACCGAGAACGTGCCGTTTGTTGCCGAGCAATTTACCGGCGATTTCACGGTCAAGGTGGACGCGCATAGCAACAGCCCGATCTTCACCGAGGACTTGCGCCAACTGGCGTTCAACCTGTTCAAGGCTCAAGCCATCGACAAGGAATCCTTGCGTAGACACGAAATCGCTGTCTAGGCAGGAACCTTCCTTGCAATACCGTGTGCAGGGTGGTAAAAACTATGCCAGCCGGAGTACACCCCGGTCTGATGGACGTTCCTCAACTCGTAGTTACTAGGAGTACACCATGTACAAGAAAATGAAGCGTACCCGCAAGACTCGTCGGTAAGAATTCCGTAAGGAATAGGGTGTGGCTTTCTTCCCTTTCAAATAGATCGCCTCCTCTGTAGTTAGGAGTGAATCATGCGTAAAGCTCGCAAAGGCCGTAAGGCTCGCAAGTAATTCCCCAAAAGGGTCTACCCTTGCGGGGCGGGTGGAAAAATATAGCCCCCATTTTTTTGACTTGACAAGTTAGTAAGTGCTTGCCACTATTCGCACAATTTAGGGATTAACCATGAGCGTACCGTCAGACAAATTGATGGAAATGATTAAGGGACAGCGCGGAGCGCCTACGCCTGCCGCTGGCCCTACGCCCGGCGCAGATGCTGATATGGAGATGGGATCGCAGTCTGACGTTGAAACCCCGCCCATGGCTGCTCCAATGTCCACGCCTGAACCCAAGATGGGAAACCGTGAAGGGGCGATGATTAACCTCTCCATGGCGATGGACTTGATTGAACAAGCACTTCCGGCATTCGGTTCCGAATCGCCTGAAGGCATGAAGGCTCTTGCAGTCCTGCGCTCACTGTCAGGCATCCTTGGTGGCAAGAAAGAAAAGGCCAAGGAATTGCAGAACGCCGAAATCATGCAGATGCTTCAGAACTTGCCGCAGGCTGGTGGTGCAACGCCAGAGGGCAAGGCAATGGCAGCAGCACCCGCTATTCCGGGAATGGCTCCCGGTGGCGCACCTCAACCCCCCGCAATGTAAGGAGTAATCATGGACTTGTTTAAACCCCGTGGTGCGTCACAGCCGCGCCGCCCGACTGACAACAACCAGCAGAACGGTCAGATCACCAACACCCCGCGCTTCTCGCAAATGGGTGGACTGAGTGGCCCGAACAAGTATGCCAAGAACCGCATGACCCTGGAAAAAGTGCCGAGCGCACAGACCGGTCACAAAGTCATCTAACTATCAAAGGGGATAACAGATGAGTCTTGAAGATTTGAGCATGGAAGCGCGTGACGAACTGGCTCTGCTGGCTCGTCAACTTTCTGAGAATCCTGCCACGCGCAAGGATTTTCTGCGTCTGACCAAGAAGGCAAAGCCGGATATGCCGATCCCTGAACTGGAGATCGAGGATAAGACCGACAGCGCCTTGGAAATGATGCGGAAAGAAAATCAAGAACTTCGTTCCAAATGGCAAGAGAAAGAAGCCGTTGAAGAACTTGAGAAGCGCCGTTCTAAGCTGAAATCCAAAGGCTTGGTGGAACGGGATGAGGACATCGCTGAAGTGGAAAAACTCATGCTGGAAAAAGGCATGACCAACCACGAAACAGCAGCCGAGTATTGGCAGTGGATGAAACAGTCTGCTCAACCCACGCCGTCCGGCTACAACCCGAATCCCATGACCAAGTTTGATTTGGGCAAGTATTGGAAAAATCCTGTGCAAGGCGCACGGGATGAAGCAGCAAAAGCACTCAATGAGTTGCGGAAAAACCCGCGACCCATTGGTATTTAAGTAGTACAGGGGATATTTTTTTCTCGGAGATGAACCATGCCTATCGGCGGCGGTATTCTTCCGGCTTCGGGTTCGACCCAATACACCGAACTGACTTACGTCACTCGGCGTGCGTTTATCCCGAAACTGGTTGTTCAGCTTTACAACAGCACACCTCTCATGGCGGCACTGATTGCCAACAGTCAGCAAGCCTCGGGCGGTGTTTCATCTGTAACCGTTCCCGTCCAGGGAGCGCAGTTTGTCAATGCTCAATGGTCTGACTACAGCGGCTCGTTTGCCCAGCCTAGCGTTCAGCAAGGCGCGTACAACGCTGAATTCAACCTGAAGCTGATGATCTGCCCGGTTCCGTTCCTCGGAATGGAAGGTGCGGTTCAGCAAGATCACGCGGTCATCCCGCTGATCGAAGCCCGTATGAACGATGCGACCAACGTAATGATGGACGCAATGGCTACGGCGCTGTACAACAACACGACCAATTCGCAGCAGTTTATTGGTCTGCCGGGCGCTATCTCGAATAGCAACCCTGCCGCCGGCAACTACGGCAACATTGATCGCTCGACCTACACCTGGTGGCAGTCCAAGCAGTATGCCGCAGGCTCGGTCAACCCGACCCGTCAGAACGTCCTCCAGTACATCAGCGGCACTGTCAAGAACGGCGCAGAAGTCCCGTCCTTTGGCGTGTGCGGCTTCGGTACTTGGACGCTGCTGGCCCAGGATTATGTCGGTCAAGAGCAATACGTCATCACCCCCGGCAGCGGTTTTGATAGCGATGCCAACGGCCCCCAGGCTGCGTTCCGCGCCCTGATGGTTGCCGGTGTGCCGATCTATCCCGATCCGTACTGCCCGGAAGGTAAACTCTACCTGGTCAACACCAACTACCTGTCGCTGTACATCCACGACCAAGGTTCGTTTGTGTTCACCGGCTTTGAGTCCACCCTCCCGAACTGGCAGATTGGTTACGTTGGCGCGGTCTTGATGATTGCCGAACTGGTAAACACCAAGCCCAAGTCAATGACCCAAGTGACCGGCTATAACTCACTGACACTGTAAGGAGAAAAAGCCATGGCACTTGCATTTAACAAAATTCTGGTTGCGAATACCGTAACCAACACCACCTCTGCCTACCTGCAAACCACCACGGTAGCGGCTGTCACTTCCGGCAACGGAACCGTGATTACCGCTGGCGCGTACATGATGAATGCCCAGGCAAACGTCAGCGTGGTGATGTACGATGGCTCTAACTGGGGCACGATGATCGCCAACAACACCGGCGGTTACTTCGTTTCGGACGGCGTGAACGTAGCTGCGAAAGCAGTCAACGCGAACACCACCGCGACCCTGGTGACGGTCAACGGCGGTCAGGCCGCTAACAGCACTTACGCATCGTAAGGAGTCACCATGATTGCGAATCATGTAGGTGCAAATTACCCGGATAAGTTTAGCCGGTACGCTATTGGCGAGGCCAGTGGCGTATCGCTGGCTGCTACTGGTAACTCGGTGGCAACCATCGCTATCCTGGGTGGTACGCAATACATCATTCGCCAGATCACGGTGATGAATGCTAACGCTTCCATCAATACCGCAAACGTCACGATCCTGACCTCCTCGGACGGGAACGTGTCGAATGCGGTAACTGGAAACGTCCTGCTGTCGAACGTGACCAGCACCACTACCTTCCAAGACATGACCCTGGCATCGGGCGCTGCAACCAGCACCTACTCTGCCGGAGCCTTGTTTGTGAAGGTGAACACTGCTGTTGCTGGCACTTGCGACATCACGGTATTTGGCGATGTGGTGTCCCTGTAATGACAACCGTATATGTGACAAACAAGAACTTTAAACCTCTTGTCGTTGACTACGGCGGGAAAGACGTTGCGTTTCCTGTCAACGAAACTGTCGAAATCCCGCTGGTAGCAGCGCGTCACATATTCGGGTACGGTGACGATAACAAGGAACCGTATCTGGCCTCACTCGGACTTTGTTTGACAGCCAATGAACTCCCGGACGGACTAAAGCGGCTGGCGAACTTTGTCATCACCGAGGATGTGCCTCAAAAAGACCACTCTTTATCCCCGGTGGTGGAACAAGTACCCCTTCCCCCTGCAAAGCGGGGAGGGGGAAAGATCCTCGCTATGACGGCATGATGGGATACAGATGTCACAGACTCTTTCCGGCTACATCACAGAATGTCGGCGGTTGCTCCATGATGCAAACGGCAACTTCTATTCTGACAATGAACTGACTGACTACATCAACAACGCTCGTCAGCGTTTGGTCAGAGATACTGGCTGTCTGCGACAAATCCAGACGGTCACAGCAGTTACTAACCAGGAGGTTTACACCTTCTCGGCAGACTTCCCCCAGGGTATGCAGACCATGGATGTCTTGAACATCAATCTGTACTGGGGTAATACTCGCGTCCCGATGCGCTATATGTCGTGGACGCAATTCAACGCGCAACTGCGCTACTGGCAGAATTACATCGGGCAACCTATTGCCTTCTCCATGTACGGGCCGACAAGCCTGTACATTGGCCCTATTCCCGATCAAACGTACACGATGGAATGCGATACGGTCATCCTCCCGACCCCGCTTGTTAGCGGGACGGAAGTAGACCAAATCCCTGACCCGTGGACAACCCCGGTGGCGTTCTATGCCTGTTACAAGGCCAAGTTCAAAGAACAATCTTACGGCGAAGCTGAGATTTTCAAGCAGCAATATCAGCTACAGGCGCAATCTGTCCTAGCGACAACGTACACCAGAAGGATGCCCAACCCTTACTCGACTCCGTACTGATATGGCTGCCGCTGAACAGAAAAAGTCCTATCAGGTCATCAAGGAGTTCAAGGGGGTCAATACCAAGGCCAACCGGACGGCTATCGAACAGACGGAATTCTCCTGGATTGAGAACGCCCAGCCTATTGGCTTTGCAAACATCAAGATCATCAACAACCGCAGCACGGTTCTTGACTCTGGCAACACGGCAGTCACCTTCACCAACACGGTGTCCGGCCTGTTTTCCTGCTCCATCAACAACAAGGATTACATCCTTGCGTTCCAGGCTGATGGTCGCTGCGAATACTTCAACATCAGCGATGCTGTCAAAGGCGCGGTAGCTGCTGCCGGGACATTCTCTGCGATTGGCGTAGAGGTCGGGCAGTGGAAAGACGAACGCGCCCTGATTCTTGACCCGTCCAACGGTTACTACACTTGGGACGGCACAAACCTGGTGGCTGTAGGCTCTGTAGGCTCGATTGCGGTCATTTCAGGGGGTTCCGGCTACACCAGCATCCCCACAGTCACGATCAGCGCCCCAAACAACGCTAATGGCGTTCAGGCGCTCGCCGCAGCAACCATTTCTGGCGGCGCGGTCACGACAATTACGGTGTCCGAAGCTGGAACAGGCTACACAGTAGCCCCGACTGTAACCCTGTCCGGGGGTGGCGGCACGGGGGCCAATGCCATTGCAGGCATTGTGACGTTCCAAAAAGGCACGGTGACGGTTGCCGTGACCAACGGCGGCAGCGGCTACACCAACGTGTCCAATACGGTAGTGACTATTTCCGGGGGCGGCGGGACGAATGCTACGGCGCAAGCCGTGCTATCGGGCAACCAAGTGTCCCAGATTCTGATGAGCAACCCAGGATCGGGTTACACCAACACCGCCAACATTACGGTGTCCATTACGGGCGGCGGCGGCAGCAATGCGACTGCCAAGGCTGTCATCAACAGCAACGACAACGTAGGCGTGGCCTCGTTCTCTGGGCGCGTCTGGGTGGCTTACGGACGGACGGTAGCCTATACCTCAGCCGGTTCGTACAACGATTTTACCAGCGTGTCGGCTGGAAACATCCTGCTGACCGACTCTACGCTGCACGGCAACATTCAGCAGATTCTGTCTGCTAACAACTTCCTGTACATCTTTGGCGATGACAGCATCAACGTGTTCTCGGATGTCCGGGT